CGAAAGGCGAAACAGAATTACACAGAAAACAACTGTTGCTATAACAGTCATCGTTGCTTGGGTCATCTCTCTCACTTTTTCTTAGGAGTTTTAAGTCCTTTTTTCCTAGCCTCAGATAAAGCAATGGCAACAGCTTGTTTTTGTGAAGTAACAGAGGGACCTTTTTTCGATCCAGAATGTAATTTTCCCTCTTTCCATTCATGCATTACTTTTTTGACTTTCTCTTGTGCTTTCTTAGATTCTTTCGCCATATATCCTTTACACTACATATTCTGTAATAATAATCACCCCGCCAGCTCCAGCTTGACCAGCTTTAGCCGCTGTACTTTGCCCACTCGCTGGTCCAGACGCTCCTCCACCATAAGATTGGCCTGGTAATCCGCCTGTAACTTGCGCATTAGGAGCACCACCTCCGTAAAAACAAGAACCTCCAAATCCGGCCACGTTAATCACAAGTGTATAATTTAATGAAGAGCCGCCACCTTCTCCTACGGTCTGAAAACTTCCTCCGCTGCCAGCTCCACCAGCTCCACCAGGAGAAGAACCACCACCAGGATTAGAGGGACCCCCTTGACCTCCAGCACCGCCTGTAGCAGAAATTAACGCTCCTAGACTTGTGGTGCCTCCAGTCCCTCCGGTATTATTTCCAGCGGTTGCGGCCAGCCCTCCGGCTCCAATAGTTACAACTTGAGAAGTTCCAATAGTAGCTGCAGAGAAAAATCCAGCTGCATAACCGCCTCCTCCACCCCCTCCTGCTGATGCTCCTTGCCCAGCTGCTGTGGCGGCAGTTCCCCCGCTGCCTCCTCCACCTCCCACTACTTCAACATAGCAGTTAGCCATCCCCGCTGTAGGAGTGTAAGTGCCGCTAGAGGTAAAAACTTGAATGTTAGTAGGAATTCCGAGAAAAGGGGTTTGAAAAGTAGGTTGAGAAGATGACCCGTTACTGGTTAAAACCTGACCGGATGTTCCTGGAGAGACATTATTGATCTGCCCATTTGCTCCACCGGTAATGGTGTTATATTGAACCGGAGAATAATCACATGAATTAATTGTAGGCATTCCATTTTCCTTAAGTGATAAATTCCGTGATTACAATAATTCCAGGAAATCCAGCTTGTCCAGCTCGAGCTCCTGTACTGATTCCACTATAGGGACCGGCTGCGCCACCTCCATAGGATTGGCCCGCTGTTCCAGCATTATTTTGAGCAGCACCGCCTCCTCCACCGAAGAAAGAAGAACCCCCAAATCCTCCAGTGTCGAAAATAAATCCAATGTAAGCAGAAGCTCCTCCTCCTGCTCCCTTCGTCTGAAAACTTCCGCCACTACCTGCTCCGCCGACTCCGCCAGGCGCTGCATTTCCTTGAAGAGGACTGCTAGTAGCCGCTCCTCCTCCGGCTCCTCCAATGCCTCCTGTAGCAGAAATTAACGCTCCTAGACTTGTAGTACCACCTGTACCCCCGGTATTGGCTCCAGCTGTTGCAGCTAATCCACCCGCTCCGATAGTTACAACCTGAGAAGCTCCAATGGTCGCTGCAGAGAATAGACCTCTGGCATAACCACCAGCCCCTCCTCCAGCGGCCGCGGCTCCTTGTCCAGCATTTGTCGCAGCAGTGCCACCACTTCCTCCCCCTCCTCCCACTACTTCAACAATACAGTAAGACATTCCCGCTGTAGGAGTATAAGTGCCGCTAGAGGTGAAAGTTTGCGTATTAACTGTAGTTAATGCTGCGAGAGTCTTAAAAGTGGGTTGAGAAGTTGGCCCATTACTGGTTAAAACTTGGCCGGAAGTTCCAGGAGAAACGTTAGTAATAGTACCATTCGCACCACCGGTCAGAGTGTTGTACTGAACTGGAGCATAATCACATGAGTTGATTGTCGACATTTCATTTCCCTTAAGTGATGTATTCCGTAATCACTACAATCCCGGCAAATCCTGCTTGACCCGGTTTTGCTGCAGCACTGGCTCCGCTAAATGGGGCAGAAGCTCCTCCTCCATAAGATTGGCCCGCTGTTCCAGCATTAGTCTGATTAGCAGCAGCTCCTCCACCAAAAAATGAACAACCTCCAAATCCCCCAATCCCAAAATTTCCAGAATAAACATAAGAGGGACCGCCGGCTCCTCCATCTGTTTGGAAATCTCCCCCGGTCCCAACGCCTCCGGCACCCCCTGCCGACCCTCCTCCGCTTCCAGCGGCAAAGGCAGCTGCTCCTTGGCCTCCACCACCACCTGTGGCAGAAATAAGAGCTCCTAGACTTGTAGTGCCGCCACTACCTCCAGCATTATTTCCACTAGTTCCAGCCAATCCAGCGGCTCCGATAGTTACACTTTGAGAAGCTCCAATCGTTGCCGCAGAGAATAGACCTCTGGCATATCCACCGGCACCACCTGCTCCTGAAGCAGTATTTTGTCCTGCCCCGGTAGCAGCAGTGCCACCGCTTCCTCCGCCACCACCTACGACTTGCACAACACAGTAAGCCATTCCAGATGTGGGGGTATAAGTACCACTAGAAGTAAATGTTTGAACATTAACGGCAGTTAGTGCAGTGGGTGGAGTCTGAAAAGTAGGTTGAGAAGAGGCTCCATTGCTTGTTAAAACCTGACCAGAAGTGCCAGGAGAAACATTATTGATCGTACCACTCGAGCCACCGGTGATGATGTTGTATTGAACCGGAACATAATCGCAGCAATTGATCGTTCCCATTTCCTATACTACTGTTAAGTTTCCGATAAATCCACTTACCGCAATCCAAGTTGTATTTGCTACTGAACATACGAGACGAACTGCATCACCTTGAGCAGTAGAAGTCAATGATCCTCCCGCGCCAATAGTCGTATGAGTGTTAGCGATAAAAATCTCTTGTCCAGCTGCCTGTGTAATCTGCCAGGATGTCGCTCCATTAAGGACTACTTCAATGATATTGCCAACAGCAGATGTGGCAGGCAATGCTAATGCTAAAGCGCCTCCAGGAGACACACAAATGTAACCATTATTGACCGCAAGAGTTTGACTAGCCGAAATTACATTCCATACAGTTCCTCCTGAAGAAGGGGCCTGAAAAGAAGGAGTTGCAGATCCGTTACTGGTAAGTACAAAACCAGAAGTGCCAGATGAAATAGGTGTTAAATTCCCCGTATTATCACAGAGAACGACCTGAGGTGTATTACCAGAAACAGGAGTTGCTCCAGTGATTCCAGCAATATAGCAAATATTCTGTTCGCCGGCTCCCGATCCTTGTGTACCAATTCTGAGTACATTTGATTCGCCGAGCACACCTACGTTAGAAATAACTATGTTATTCGATTCGGAGCCTGTATAAGCGGTGCCAGAGTTATATCCTACAGCGCAGTTAAAATCCCCAGTCGCGTCAATGAGGGAATTCCCTCCCAGACCAGTGGAATGAGATCCTGATATAGTCGTAGCTAAAGCCCCGTAGCCCAATGCAGTATTTTGAGTACCCGAAGAATTAGCAGCCAAAGCGGCAAATCCCACGGCTGTATTGTTGTCGTTGTTATTATTGGTTAATGCTGAGTAGCCAACAGCTACGTTCGAATTTCCGCTCACATTATTGATCATCGCTTCGTGGCCAACAGCGGTATTATTTCCCCCGATCGTCGTACTATCTAACGCGCCAGCCCCAACTCCGGTGTTGTGTTGGCCGCTGGTAATATGACTGCCAGCACTGTCTCCCAGGAAGGTAGAAAGAGGACCCACAGCCAAAGTAATAATCGAGTTATTGACGACTTGCTGGTTGATTGAATTTTGGTTCTGAGGCATTAAACTGGCTCCAATGATTCTACTACAGATTGGAAAGCAGGAAGAGAAAGAGTAGTAGAGGCGGTTTCGTTCCCTATCAGTTGACCATTTACATAATACATGGTTTGGACAATCTGAACGCAATTTGTAACCAATCCATCATTATTGCAATAGGCTGAGTAAGTTGTGTGAGTTGAGGATGTAACGCTCATGTTTCTTTTCCTTCTTTAAGTGATCGACAAATTACCTACAGAGCTGAGTACTAACCATGTTGTACTTGCTCCTCCGACCGCTGCTATCATTTCTACTGTATCAAATTGATTCGTAGATGCAAGAGAACCGCCTACACCAACAGTTGTACTGGGTCCAGAACCGAATTGAATCGATTGTCCCGCGTTTTGAGCGATAGACCACCCACCGACGCCAAAACCTGCCACTCGAATCACAGAAAATTGAGCCGCTGTGGCTGGCAACGTCAATGTAACAATAGAAGCTCCAGTGGTGAGATATCCATTGTCAGGGGACATTCCTGTCGAAGCAGGAGCCGCATTCCATACTACACCGCCTGCTTCTGTAGCGCTAATCGTTATAGAACCCGCTCCGTTGGTAATGCTGACGCCTGTTCCTCCTGTAAGTGTCGTAGCGACCGGCGCTGCAGCTGTACTTCCGACCAGAAGTTGACCATTGGTCAATAGAGTTGAAGTTAATGTTCCTGAAGCCCCTCCGACCTGGACACCATACTGTACTGGACTGTAATCTGCTGCGTTGTTGTATGAAACCATAGTTATTCCTTATGTGATTGCTAAATTTCCCTGCACGGCTCTCGTCGCGAATGTAGTATTGGCCGTCACGCAAGTGATCGTCACACTATCCCATTGGTTGGTCGACGCGACATTTCCTGTACTAATCGTAGTTGGATGATTGCCCACGTTGATCACCTGTCCTGCTCCGACATTTACTTGCCAGCCTCCGGATGATTTTCCCTGGATGATATAGGTATCCCCAATAGTAGCTACCGCGGGCAATGTAAACGTAACGAGTCCGGCTCCATTGTCGACCACATAACCTGTATTAGCAGCAAGCAATTGAGCTCCACTCATCACATCGACCCAAGCTACTCCTCCCCCCGAGGTAGCAAGATTTACCGTACCTCCAAGAGAAACAGGAGAGCCGGTTACTGCGATGCTACCGTTAGTACTCGTAACAGTGATTGAAGAATTCGCTAGAGAAGAATTGGGAATCGATCCAAGTTCTATCGTGAGAGTATTCGCGGCCAATGTCCCATTTGTAGTGACACCAGTTGATCCAGATCCTACAACATTGATCGCGCCTCCAGCTGTAGGGAAGACAGAATTTCCCAAATTATCTTTAAGCTGCGTGAGCGTTCCTCCTCCAGAATTGAGAAGTACCCAGTTGGCTTGGATAAATCCGCCTGTACTGGTGTAGTTGAGAAGAAAATACTCTTCATTGTTTTGAGAGTTAATCCAACGTTGAGTAACCGGAAATCCCGTATCTGAAGAAGTAGGAGCGCCAACCCTGATGATCGTGATGAATGGACTCGTAGAAGTGGTCCCGACTGCTACTCCATATACATTGGCTGGAACTGGACTATTTGGTGCTGTCATTTGTTTCCTAAGCAACTACTGGGTTAGAGATATTTCCATAGTAACAACTGATGTAGAACAAACCGGTACCGGCAGTTCCCATCACATAAAATTGGGTATTCCATCGCACTTCAAAGAAGTCGGACGACACTTCTCGATTCGCAGAGACATTCAACGTAAAATCAGAGCCTGGTCGCACCACTTCGTTTGCATTGATTCCGTCCCATGAAATAGTCACCAGAACAGTAGAATTATTCACAAATCGTACAATGCGAGCTCCATGTAAAAGAGGAGTTCCAACTGCCTGATAAGTTCCAGTGAATGTAGCACTATCGATACTTCTTAAAGTATCTGGAATAATAAATGTCGATTGAGCTCCCATTTCTTCCTCTATGTTAATTTACAATCCACCATCCAATAGTACTAGTATCCAAAGCACTACTAGAATTGATCACAAAACTTGTTCCAGCAGTTACGGTTCCTACAGCTGGGAAACCAGGAGTTCCAGAAGCATTTTGCGGCGTCAGGAAAATAATGCTACTAGAAGTAACTGCAGTCGTCATAACAGTCGCTGTTCCCCCTACAAGAGCAATTGCTCCTATTGAAGCATTCGAACCAGTCGCAATCGTGATTTTACTACCGGCAGTTGGAAAAGTAAGATTTCCATCTACTTGAGTGTTTCCATTGACTTCGATATTGCCAAAAAATAGAGCTGGACCGCTCTTAGAGCTTCCCCATGTCACATTCGTTGCTGTTCCAGCGATGACTGCATTGTCTGGGAATTGAGCATCTGTAAAGGTGATGAAAGGCGCTCCTGTAAGTTGGATCGCCGGATTGTTATCTGTAAAAAATGTACAACCAGCAAATTCAGAAACTTGAGCATCAGAGGCAGAGAAAGTCAATGCTGGAACACCACTTCCCTCATCATAAAACTGACAGTCATAGAAATGTCCATAGGTAGTAGTTCCCGTAATGATGACCTGTTCTCCGAAGAAAACGTCTTTACAAAGACTGAAACGCGCATTGATGGTCGTGGGACATGCTATGGTAGAAGCGATGGCATCCATATTGCCGATGTTAAAAATATTCGATCCATAGCCCATGCCTGGACAATAATACAATGCTACCTCGGAATTAGGAGAGTTCATGATTCCATCGCTGCCCGAACCTATAGAAAGTGAAGTCTGACATTGAATGAAAGTAGTGTTAATCGTCATCCAATTAGGGAGATTGAGAGTGTACCCATTGCCTGCGTACAGAGCGACGTTGTTGAAATAGAAATCAGCAGTTCCTGCTGCTGAACTCGAGATGATGCTCCCCGAAGGATATTGCAATTCTAATGACTGGAATCCCATGAGCATTCCAGATCCTGTAACAGGAGTATGAGTTCCTACGATAACGACATCTTGACTTGGCACTACTCCGGATCCTATCAATAGTACGTTGTTCGCTAGAGTGAGATTTTCAGTGTAAGTACCAGGTTGTATCCAAACCGTCCCTCCACCAACTGCATTGGCAGCGTTAATAGCAGATTGGATGGTAGAATAGGGAGATTGGCTAGTTAATCCCACTATATAAGGAGAAACTGGAAAGCGCGATGCCAAAGCTGAATCTGCATCTGACACCCATCTCTCGTTTGCATCATAAGTCAAATCCATAACTCCATAAGCAACTGAGATGGTCTGAGTAGTACTAGAGACGCCTCCTGATACAATAGGGCTGCTATTTCCATTTACTGTAATATTATTAGTCGCTGAGTTCCCATCAGCATCTTCAATAATGATGTGACGTCCTATAACAGAATTTGCAAAAGCAGGAAGAATAATTGTGATTGCACCACCAAACGATTTAACGGAAATATAGAAATCATTCGCTGCAACAGTATAGGGAGACATTCCGAAAGTAACTTCTGTGACTTTTCCAGTTTGAGAACCTTCGATTAATGTATTTCCAGTATCCGAGGAGCCCCATGAGATATTAGTAATTGAACTTGAGATAACAGCGGTATTCGGAAACATTCCGTCGGTTATTTGTAAGACTGCGGTTCCAGTTCCAGCAAGAGCTGTCGAAGAAGTGGTCGATAAATTACATGCGATCAGAGAACTGTTCGATCCAGCAGTGCTATTAAAAGTAAAAGGAGCCGATGCCGCTAATTGGAAAGTACAAAAATTGCAAATTGCATTCGCTGTGGCCGACACGGTAAATCCGCCGAGGAAAGTGCTATGAAGGCAAGTAGAAGATCCACTGATAACTACAGGACATCTAAAAAATGAATCAGATGCCTGAAAAGAACCTACCGTCAAGCTAGCACTAGAGGTACTACCTACGTTCCCTTCACTACAATTAGTGAAAGAACAGCCAGCATTAGGGGCATTAATGACAGCATCGCCAGTGCCACTACTTTGAAAATTATCGAATCCGAAATTACCGGTCCAATTAGCAAGATTCAATGTATAACCGCTTCCGCCTCCTGAAAAAGGATTCGAAACGACATTACGCAATAAAATGTCGCCAGTGCCAGCAGCCGCGCTAGAAAAAATATGAGAGGTGCTAGCAAAGTTTATATTCTCAAAAGAAATCAACCCTGTCGTAGGAGGAGTATGAGTGCCGATTATATTAATCGGATCAACATATTCATTAGATGTTCCGACGACTGCTATAGATGGATAAAGAATTAAATTCTCAGTATAAGTCCCTGGCTGAACATAAACTGCACCACCACCCGCTGTATTGGCTGCGTTGATCGCAGATTGAATTGTCTGATACCCAGCTTGACCTACAGGACCAACAACGTAAGGGGTGATCGGATAGAGATTTGGTGCTGTAGAGCTACTAATAGTGAGAGTAGAACCTGCTCCTGCGACAGAAATCGATCCAGATCCAATGACATTGATGTTTCCAGCTGTTGGAGAAATCGCTCCTCCGCTATTTCCTGTCAGAGTTTCAACGCCAGAGCTTCCAGTTGCAGTAATAGTCAAAGTGCTTCCAGATCCCGAGGTAACGATTCCTGTTCCTCCAAGAATATCTACAGCTCCACTGAGTGACGGACCAGAATTGCCTGTGATCGAATTAACGCCGGACCCTCCACCGCCAGTAGATGTCCAATCTGCACTTAAAGTTCCTCCGATCGTACTGAGAGAAGTGAGAATATACGAAGTATTGGCAGCTGTATTGACCCAGATTTGACCAATTTTCAGCGTTCCACCAGAACCAGTCACATCTGTGGAAGTAGGATTTCTGGTTTCTACAATCGGCATGACTCCAGCCGAGGCTAAGGAAGTCGCACTAGCACCTATTCCATAAAGACTTGCATTTGATGTCATTTCTATCTTCTAGTTAATGATTAACCAATTTACGTTCGAATTATCCCCGACATTGTCGGAAGTAATCGTGAAACTTACTCCTGCAGTGATCGTTCCTACAGAAAGATTTCCTAAAGTACCTGAAGCTGCCGCACGGGAAAGAAAAATGTTGGACAATGCCGTCACCGCAGTAGTGGGAACAGTTACTGATCCACCAGCTAAAGGTGCGCTTGTTCCGATAGAGGCATTGCTTCCAGTTGCTATCTCCAATTTCGATCCAGCCTGCATCAACTGCACATTTCCCTCTGCAGCAATCATGCCACTGATGGTCGTTCCCCATGTGAGATTGGTAAGAGTGCCGCCAAAAGTCGCGTTATCCGGGAATTCCCCTCCTGTAACTTCGACAGGAGCCGATCCGCTGATTTCGAAAACGATAGAATTAGAAGTATTAAAAACACAGTTGGCGAACGTGATCGGATTTGAGCCTGAACTTGATATCACAACAGTTGGACTAGGAGTTGCTGTGAAAAAATTGGAATCATAGACATTAGAATAGGACGTTCCAGCTACTGTAAATCCCGCTCCGAAATAACTACCCGAAACGAAAGAGAATCCTTGGGATTGAGAAACAGGAGCGATTATGACTGACGATTGTATTTCCGAGTTTCCTAGGGTCAATACATTCGCTGTTCCGTAACCTACATCTGCGCAATGATGAAAAAGACAGCTAGCTCCGGATCCGGTGAAGAATCCGTCTGCCATTCCTCCTGAAGGAAGAATACTTCCACAATTTTCGAAGTCGACTGTACCTGATGTCCAATTAGGAATACTGAGCAGATAGCCATTCGTGACCTCACTGAGCACATTTATGAATGCCATATTTGCCGTTCCAGCGGCTGTGCTAGAAATAGCATTCCCAGAAGTAGCCGTAAATTGAATATTGCCAAACATCATGGGTCCAGTAGAAGCGGCGGTATGATTTCCTATGATATTCACAGAGGATTGCGTTGCAGTTCCCCCTAATATTCTAACAAGATTTCCAGAACCTATGAGAGCTACGTTAGCAGCTAAAGTAAGATTTTCTGTATATGTTCCTGGCTGGATCCAAACAGTTCCTCCACCAGCTCCACTCGCGGCAGTAATAGCGGACTGAATTGTCTGATAGCCGGCTTGACCTACAGGACCTACAATGTAAGGAGATACGGGGAAAGCTCCAGCAGTTGGGGTAATGGTAAGAGTACTACCACTTCCAACTACATTGTAAAGATCTCCTAATCCCTTGAGATTGATATTTCCAGCAGTCGGAGAAATAGCACCTCCGGAATCTCCAGTAATCGTAGTGACCCCTGCACCTGATGCGGAAGTAAATTGTTCAGCAATCCATATTGTTCCATTAAATGTGAGGTCCAATAAACCATAATTCGTGGTGATGAGTTGTGTAGCGGCAGAAGATCCATAAGCTGCAATATTATTGCCATTACCGCTGACTGTTATGTTGTTGGTTCCAGCATTTCCACTAGCGTCGGCTATTATGAGATGCGATCCTTTAGTAGCAAGAGCAGGAAGTGTAATCGTGATCGCGCCACCAGAACTATTGACTGCCAGGTAAAAATCAGTAGCCGAGACGGAATAAGGAGAAGCAGCAAAATTGACAGAAGTGTTTACGAATCCAGTTTGTGAACCGATAATCGTGGTATTTCCTGTTTTTGAAGATCCCCATGTGAGATTAGTTTGAGCCCCTACAATCGATGCATTGCTCGTGAATTCCGCACCGGTAATATTTAAATATGGAGTTCCCGTTAAAGAAATACATGCTGATCCAGGAGGAGCATTGAATTCACAGTTTACAAATTGAGCAGCTGTTACGTTGGAAGAATTGTAATTTAGCGCTGGAAGAGCAGAAGGATTAGCAAAATGACAATTATAAAAAGTTCCGGTAGCAGTCGTATTTACAGTTAAGGAGTAACTAAATAATGTATCCTGTACTGAAGAAGCTCCAGAATTGATCGCAACCGGCACGCCAAATAAAGTTCCAAGACAAAGAGATAGATTGGCAACAGAAAACGAATTTCCCGAATTTCCTCCATATCCTAAAGATATACAAGAATCTAAATAAACGGATGCATTGATCGCATTGACCACTCCATCCGTAGTTCCTCCGCTAGCTGGAGTAGATACGCAATTCAAGAAAATGAATGTACTTCCAGAAGTCCAGTTGGGAAGATTTAACGTATATCCATTGAAAGCTGATAAAATTACTGTATCAAACGTGAAATTGGATGAACCAGCTGCAGCACTCGTAAAAATGCTTCCGGAAGAGGAAGTCAGTACTAGATCCTTAAAGGCCATGTATGAGCCAGAAGCGGTCAGAGGAGTATGAGTTCCACTGATAATCACAGAACCTTCAGGAGAAGATCCCGAACCAATCAATGTCACGTTATTTGAGAAGGTGAGATTTTCTGTATATGTTCCCGGCTGAATCCAGATTGTAGCTCCGGCTTCTGCGGCAGCCGCTGTAATCGCTGATTGAATAGTTTGATATCCTGCCTGTCCAACTGGCCCAACTATATAGGGAGAAACGGGGAAAGCACCTGGAGTCGGAGTAATTGTAAGAGTATTACCGCTTCCAACTACACTGTAGAGATCTCCCAGACCTTTGATATTGATTGCACCTGAAACAGGAGTCGCTGTTCCACTGTCTCCGTTGAAAGTAGTCGCTGTTGAACCAGAACTAGTCAAAGTGAGCGTGCCCGTGGTTCCAACGAAAGTATAGCCGCTTGTTCCTCCAGAGATGTCAATATTTCCTGAAACAGGAGAAATGGCTCCTCCTGAATCTCCCGTCAAAGTATCGATAGCGGGAGATGCAGTACTAGAAATCGTTAAAGTAGAGCCAGCACCAGCTACCGCAATAGAACCCGATCCTACAACGTTAATATTTCCAGCGGATGGAGAAAGAGGACCTCCAGTATTTCCTGTTAAGGTATCAACTCCTGTATTGTTGATCGTAACAGTAGAGCCAGTAGCAGTCGTAGAAATCCCTGTTCCTCCTAATATATTGATATTACCACCAGATTCTGTCGCGACTCCTGAATTCCCGGTGAACGTATTGGCTCCTGAACCGGTATTAGTAATCGTTAGAGTACTGCCGGCACCAGAAGTAGTGATGCCCGTTCCACCTACGATATCTACAGCACCGCTCAATGGAGGTCCGGAATTACCTGTAATCGAATTGACACCAGAACCACCACCACCAGTAGAGGTCCAATCTGCAGCTAAAGTTCCGCCGATAGTGCTCAGTGATGTCAGAATATAAGAAGTATTGGCAGCTGTATTGACCCAGATCTGGCCGATTTTCAGTGTTCCCGCTGGTCCGGATACATCAGTGGAAGTTGGATTTCTGGTCTCTACAATGGTAAGGACGCCTGCAGAAGCTAATGAAGTAGCACTCGCTCCTATTCCATATAGACTGGCATTTGATGACATTTTCTGCTCCTGAGAGGTTGTCTTATATATTAAAAAATTTAGTTGGTGAAGGAAATTAGCGCAAACGAAATGTGTTGATTTTTTAAAGTAATTTTTCCGACTTACTTAAAAACTGCTATTTATGTCATAATGAATGTAAATTTAAGGTAATTTGGCTGTCATGAATATCATAGATTTTCTAACATACAAGTCTTGGTGGGCTCAAATCTTCTTATACAACATGAAAAAGGAAGATGCGCGTAGACTCTACTCAGATTGGAAAATGTATGAAGAACTATGCCGATTAGATGGATAGTCGTCTTTTGGATATGTATTTTCGCACTGATGATCGCACTGTCTTTCTATCAGTGGAAACATCCAGAGAGTGGTCCATGGAAAGATATGCAAAATGTGATGAGGGATTGAAAGAATGGATTGGATTCAAGTCATTGTAATGGTATTTGGCAATGCTGCATGGATTCTTCCTATGTTCTTTTGGGTAAGATCTGAGTCCAGAGCTGATATTCGTCATATGGACACTAAATTAGACGCAATTCGTGAATTGACTTTCGCGATTCATATGGAAGTGAAAGATTTCCATTCTAGACTTTATGAGCTAGAAAACAAGAAAAATAAAGAATGAATGAGGAGTAAGATATGTGGTGGTGTTTTGGCGTTCTTTTAATATTATTCGCGACATGGTTACAGGATTAATCTTCTTCAGTCTTTTTTATAATCTATAGTTAGTAGTTCGATAACTTTGTTAATTTATTGAGGAAGATATGGTCTATTTATGCGTATTTTTGGCCTTTTGTCTAGGAGTAGCTATTTCTGAAAAAGAAGAAAAAATTGATTCGATTAATGATTACGATGATTACGATTTCGACATGGAAAAATATTTAGAAGAAAAAGAACATATTGAGAAAGGAATGTAAGATGGGCGAGATGATAGTAATTTTTTTATTCATGATTGTGTGGCCAATCTTTATGGAATATGGAGAAAATAAATATGACGAGGATGAAGAAGCTTGGAACGATTGCAGATGGTAATTCTTATTCAGGCCATTCGATCTGTTCGTATTCTTCAGGCAGATCTTTTCTAACTTTTTCTTTCAAACTCTGTAAAATGGCAGCTGAAGCTTTATATTTTCCATTTTTGACGGAAGTGAAAATTTTTCCATGAATATTCTGCCATTTGGGATCAGTTAGCAATTTAGTAGCTATCTTACTGAGTGCTTTTTTCCCTGCGGCACCGAGTGCAAGTTTCGAAGACAAACCGAAATTTCCAGTCAAAAGAGATCCTAAAAATGCTGTTCCTGCACCGTAATTAATGAAATCATAGATCTTATTGGCGCCTAAAGTTTTTTGTATAGATTTGACATGAGAATAGAGCCTGTTTGTATCTTCGAAATCCTTGGCTAATGTCGGAGAACTTTCTTTTAAAGCATCTTTAACAAAAGATTTCATCTCAGCAAGATACTTTTTGCCTCCATGGACAGCTTTCCAATTGATTGTCTTATTTATATCTTGATAAAAATTGATCAATTCTTCTGGAGTAGCTCCAAAATTCATTAACTGATCCTCTGCCTTTTCGATGAATGAAATGGCTGATTGTTTCTCTGCAGAAGGAGCCAACGTTTTTTGCAAACTATTACTCATTTTCGACAAATTGACCCTCAGTTTCTCTTCCACTTTTGAAGGAATCTGTTCTAGCGAAGCTCCTCTGGTTTTTAAAGAGTCATATATACCAGACACAGCATCTTCTGAAAGTTTAAGGTTACGGGCAGCCTCTTCTGATTTTTTGGCTAAAGTCGCTAATACATCCTTTGATATTTTCCCATGCAATAAAGGAGTCAGATCCTTTTCTGCCATTCCTAATCTTTTGCCTGCTTGGTAGATAGCTTTGGCCTTTCTAGGATCTACTGCTTTAGCTTTGCCTAAGGGAATAGGAGTCACAAGCGATGTTAAAAGTCCTAAATTATCTTCCCATTCTCTTTCTTTGGCTGTCTTCGGCTTGGTAGAAGGAAAAATATTCTCGATTCCTTCTATAAATTTCTGAGAAGTGAAAGGATTCTCTGTGATTTCTTTTAATTCTTCTTCCGATTTAGGAGATCCTCCAGGAACATGTTTTGCCAACCAATTGAGTCCAGTCCCTGAAGATCCAACAATATCTCCTGGCAATCCAGCAATTGTAGATCCAATCACTTTGCCACTTCTTCCGGCCAATCTTTTCATTTCTGGGACTTTAGATGGTCCCTTTACTTTTTTCCCCATGCCTAATTTCGGAAAGGTTAATGAGGAATCTTCTTCCAAATCAGAAAAAAATCCTCCCGAAGGCGTCAACTCGGAATCATTTTGTGGAGAAATTTGATCCAAATCAGAAAAAAATGGCATTACTCTTCTCTAAAATGTTTGGATAATTCTTGTATCACTTTTTTTCTATCATTCTTGAATTTCTTCATCAAAGCATCTCTAGTTTTCTTATGCGAAGGATTGGAGATATCAAAAACAGGTTTTTCTGATTCCTGGAAAGATTCTGTCCCTCCCGATTGCTCGAGCGATCTTCCAAACAAATCTTCTAGGCCATTTAGAGCACCTTCCAATTGAGAGGGACTGGAACTTGGATCGGTAATGATTTTGCGATATTCATCAAATTCTCTTTGGTTTCTGACGGGAACACCTGCTGCTACCAAGGGAATGAGACTTCTGCCCAACGATTCCAATTCTGCACGTTGTTTTTGTGTTTCTCCTGGCACAAGAGACTTTAATTTTGTTAAAGGAGATGAAGTCCAGCCGCCGACCGAAGACATCAGTTCGCGCATTTTATTTATTGTTCCAAGACCAAGTTGCAATGCATTTTCTTTCTCTAATTGCTTCTGAGCTTTCCCAGTAACATGAGTTTTGATGAATTCTCTCTTAAGATCAGGAGATAATCCGGAGAGATCCTGTCCAATAAGATGTTTAATTGCTTCATTTTCGGCATATTGACCAGCTAATCCTGGAATCTGTTGTCCCATATTGCCAAAAGCTTCTGCAAATCTTTCGCCAGTAGATGGATTTCTGGGAGGTCTATCTAAAATCTGTACCATAAATTTTCCTTATAAAAATGAACGTCCAGCTCCAGCACCCAATTGTCCTCCTAAGAGAGCTCCTGCTGGCCCTCCAAAAAGTCCTCCTAATCCAGCTCCAGCTCCAGGAAGTATCCCTCCTAATAGTTTTTGCCAAATATTAGGTTTACGTTGTCTTTCAGTCAGCATCATCTCATAAGGATCGTTATGCATGAGATCTCCGTAGATTCCCAACAACCTATCAATCGCACTTTGTTGTAACCCAAGTCTCTGAGATTGAAGTCTTTCTGATAGATCGGTTGCTGCTCCAGTTGCAGCATTTTGGAATCCGCTGGAATGACGAGCTCCAGATCCCATACCAGAGAAACGAGAAGCTAAATTTCCTTGCAGTGCATTAAATTGGCGAAGTGCCGGCGCCTCGAGAGCTGCAAAATGACTTTGATCACCTCTTGCTAAATCAGAGAGATGCCCTAATCCGGCTTCCACACCGCCTTGACTTCCTCCCATAAGTTGCTCCCATAAGGCGCGTACTTGTGGAGACATTCTCGGCGTCTGAACTACATCATAACCAGACTGTTTAGGAGAGAGAGCCCCTGTTGGTCCATAACCTGACATTGCCATATATACCTCGTTTTCCCGAGGATATCACTAAAAGAAATTGTTTACACTTTCTTGTCAGCATATTTAATGTCAAGAGGTGGTAATAGAGGTTCTCTAGGTTTTAAATGACTAAGAATCCCTGGAGGAGCTTCAATAACTCGAGGCGTGGGAACTTTTTCCTGAGTAAAAGGACTTAAATCAGCAAAAGCTTCATCAAGAGCAATCCGAAGAATTTCTGGACTCTGATTTGGGGAATTGCATGGTGTAATCATATTTTCCTAGGTTGATTGTCAAAAAGTCGATGATGCTACACCGAACACAAAAAATAGAGAACTAAATTAAGTCCTTGATATAGGATCGTCTCTCTCATTTTACGGGGAGTTATTGTGGAATCGCCGATCAATCCTGAACCTCCAGTTCTTTCATTCTGGAGCGAAACTTTTGGCTCATGGGCACCAGTAGATCAGTTGGGAATGGGTCGAGTATCAAAAGCGACATCTGAAGTGCGTTCTAGCTGGAATCAAGCTTGGGAAAGGCACTGGTATTACAGATCAATGGAATCCAGATGTTACCAAAGTGTAGGAATGGTTCCTCTTTTTCCTACTATCCTCAGTATTTTGCCATGTTACATGACGGGAGGGACTTGCCGTGCAACCGCTCGTCTCATGGGAGCTTAAAATGGATAATAAAGTCACAGTATGCGTTCACACTAATTCATTTTTCCCTTTGCAAATCATTCAGGATAAAGTCTCGGAGACGGTAAAAAAAGTTCAGACATATATGGATCGTTTTGGAGAGAGAATCGGCAAAGAACTCTGTGGTTTAGGAATTCTTGCCGCAGCTCATGGGAATTCTATTCCTCTTTCTTTTGAAGAAGTGACATTGCGATATGGATTACAGCACTTACTCTTAAAAACTGGACTGCAACAGGGCTGTAAGAAACTAGGATGGGAAAGAACAGCTTCTTTCTTAGATTCTAAAGTATGGACTGCCACTCGAATAGGAATTGCTTCAGCGATTTTTTCGTTAGTGCATTCGAACAATAAGGTTTCTCTGATGACTCACGGTCTTTTGATTGGAACTCTTTTTGAAACAGCCCGAAAAGGACCATTTTAAACCTGACTTAACCACTCGACCACAATAATTCCTGAATTAATCGCAGGAGCACTGGTTCCTTTTGTGACAATAATTTGTGTCATATTTATGGTGACAGTAATTTGGTTCGTAATCGATACCACATCGACCCAAGGAAGCGGATGCCATAGAGTTCCATCGAAGAAAGTTCCCCAAATTCGGGTGAAATAAGTAATTCCTGTGAGATTGATGCCATGAGTAATCACTAACATCGCATCGCTGAACTGAAAAGCCTTTCTTAACGACTGTTGCCTGTCAGAAGAGCCATTGAAATACCATGATTCACCAGTAAGAGTCGTAGAATCTCCATAAATGCCACTGGTGCGACTATTGACCTGCGAGGCTATATCGACATAGCTTTTGCTCAATTCGACCGTCAGAGCTTGAATATCGCTAGGAAAATTTCTACTCGTTCGTAAAAAGTTACCCGGATTAGCTACGCTGCTCATGCTAATACCATGGATGGTGAGACATCCAGGATAAATCCATGAATTTCTATTTCAGAGAATTGATTGCTGAGCGTGATATCTCGCATTTGCGCATCTGAAAGAGTAAATCCAATTTGAACCGTATCACCCAACAAACTCGTATTCATTCTATGCCATATCTGATTCTGTTGAGAAGCGGTGAGCATTTGCAAGTTAGTATTCGCCGGTGTTAAACCCAAGTTCGAGCTCTCAGGACAGGTATAGAGAATAGCGCTATAGACCAGAGTATTATTGATCGAACCTGGAGCTGGGACAATAGGGCCAAAGTTATAAGGACCTGCATCATTTTGGCTTAAGAAGATATCGAGAGTGATCTGGCCATTGTTAGTAGCAGTTAAGAGATACTGTTGTGGCCCTAATCGTGTCTTTCTAGCCATTCCCCATTCGACGGGAAATTGTTTTGTCTGGATATAAGGAACATACATTCTCTGAATCAACCCTCCTCCTTCATAAGTGCCACCAGGAATAGAGGGATTGAGCACAAATGTATTGGTAGTCGCCAAACTCACGGAGAAAATATTGCCATTGACTTGAGAAGCCACTGTCCCTAACGCCTCATTAATGATGATGTAGTCACCGTTATTGAGACAGTGATTAGGAGCTGTTACTACATTGCCCACGATATTTTGGATAAATAATGAGTTAGCTTCTGAAGTACCTGAATCGCGGAAGAGAACAAATCCTTGCTGATTCCCTCCAATGACTTTTGGCATGAATAAGGTGGAAGATCCAGAATCCCATGGTTCATTCCACCCGCTCCATGTACCAAATGTGTCTCCGATCGTGGCCCATGTATTTCCTGTCACCTGACGAAAAAGACCATAAGTGGTAAAGGACTCATTGAAAACTGCCCACGAATTATCCCGATAATTAAACTGTAAAGTTTGATTAGGATAGTTATAAGTTACTTCGTTGGAGAGATATGTGAAATAGATCCATTCATTGATGTAATCTTTCTGACTACAAACTCTCTCAGCTCCATTATCGGTATAATTGAACTCAAATACTTGATCAGGGATATCCAAATCGACTCTTTGCGCGGCTACTTGGGAAGTCAAAGCAATCCCATAATTCCCGATCGAAATGACTCCGCGATCTAAGATGACGGAGGAAAAAGTACTTCCTGCCCCTAATTCTGAGTTGATGATGTAGAACAGGAAAGGACTAAGATCATTACCAGTATAAATAAAGCGAGCGAAACGATCTGTAAAACCAATAATAAGCACGTCTTCATTGCGTCCTACCGTAATTATGGGTTGAGCATATCCTGCAGAAATATAGCCGCCAAATCCCGTCTGATCTTCCCAATAGGCACTCGGAGATGCATTCTGATTAGGGGGTGTGAGGATAGGTTGATAAATAGTGGTAGCTGAAGGAGGACCAGCGAAAGAAGCGGTATAAAATGGGGTGCCATTCTGGCTATAAATCACTGTGTCTTGGAGATAGATTTGCGAATTAGCCGCCGATGTCTGAATCACTGGACCAAAGAAAAGGAGTCTATCTTTGAATGGAACAACTATTCTGGCGCCTACTAAGTAGTATTGGTTGGGAGTCTGATCATCGATTGAGAATGTAGAAGTAGGTCCCGAGATCAGAGGAGGAGCGAAATTTACCCATCCCAATCCAGTGGAGGGAAAAGGAGGAGTTCCTCCAGTAGGGTCTCCGTCATACCAACGTAAGCAATCCTTAGTGGGATCAGAGCGATTTGTAAGATATTGGGCAATTCCTCCAGATGTATAGGTTCCGGATAGAACAGCACGGGGTAACTCAACGTTGAAAGTGGTTGGATTGGTGACCGCAATGATATATCCCGTTTGAAAGTTAAGACTAGGAGCAATTGTGCCTACAATCTCATTGAAGAAAAGAAAATCTCCCACGACCAATTCAGGGGAGGCCACTGTCAAAGTGATGGTAATGATCGCGGGAGGGCCTGCTGAGACGATGGCAATCGCTGAAATAAATCGATATTGCATTCCTATATTTGTGACGACAAAAGGAACATTGATTCCGTTCGTAGCCCAAAAAGCATTCTGGTAATTTGCGGTCCAAAATTGCTGGTAATCTTCTCCATTCCAAGAAGTAGGTGTCCATGTCGTTTTCTGCACATATCCAGGTAAAGAAGCAGAAGCAGGGGGATTTTTATAAAAACTGACGTCATAGATCGAATAAGGAGCAGTAGTACTCAAATTATAGGAATAAGTCGTATCAAATCCTAAAGTGCCGGGATACTGTAGAGCGGTGAGATTCAAATCTTCCAATCCCATCACAGGCAATCCAGGAAAATATTCGATCGCAGTATTAGCTTGAGAGCCTGTAATCGTCAGAACGCCAGTTGTTCTATTGAGAACTCCTGTTCCAGCACTATTGGTAAGAAGAGTTACTGGATTGGGAACAGTACCCGGATCAACAAAGATATCTGTTCCCACGGTGAATTGAGATAAGCCAATCTCGATAGGAGCAGGAGAGATCGTAACTGTTGCATCACCTGAGCCGTCAGTGGTTGCAATATAGCGACTGAGACGTCCAAGAATAGAGGTTCCCCTCTTTCTTTTAATGCGACCGCGCCATTGATAAGCATTCAACAAATACGGAAAGGAATCGTTGTCTATGACAAAAGGAGTGCGATCGGTATTTAATCCTTTATTGATTGGACCTACGACGATCTTTTCTCCCATTTAGTATCCTATAGCTAACCACAAGAAACTCGAGGCTCCTCCTCCTGGCGTGGCAACAGAGATTGAAGTTTGCGTGACATTTGTGACATTGAATTGATTTCCAGTAGCATAAGGACAGACGAAGCCCATGGCTCCATTCGTAGGAAAAGCTGTGAGTCCTACAGCAGTAAATGTCACCGTATTCGATCCAGGACCTGTTAAGGAGCCGCTGCCCCATTTTAATTGAAATCCCCCTGGAAGAAATGTTTGACCGGCTGAAGGAAAAGGAGCTCCAGCTTTTGTCGTTCCGGACGTCAATTGAATGGCTGTTCCAGAAGGACGCTGGAGAAAAAGTTCCAATAGAGTATTGACTGTAGCTGAATACACAACATCTGCGCCGGTAACAGCTCCAGGAGGAGAAGATGTTTGATCGACATATGTACTTTTCTGATGATAGCCACTATTGTTGCCAGGATCATTGAATCCAACTAAATCTACACTCACAATACTGGCCACAGCATTGCAATTGATCAATAAATTAGGTTGAGAAGCAGAAGGATTATCAGATCCCAATGGGATATCTGGTACATAGTTAATGTTCATTAAGTTGCTCCTTGTCCTACTCCAGAATTAAAGCTCTGACTTCCTTGTAGTTCCGAGAAAATCGTTCCGGTGCGAGTAGAAGTAAATTGACGTTGGCTTCTCTTCCAAACTAGTGTTTCCTGTTCTTTGAATAGAGGCTCATAGAAAGCAAACTGTTCTACGTCCCCTGTATCGCTCAGAATCTTTCGAGCTGCTCCTCTAGCAACATATTCTGACATATAGGCAAATGGAATCGCTTGAGTGGTGCTAAGAAAGGCTGCTGGCGTGAGATAAGCATCCAGTTCAATGAGATATTGTGTATCTGGAGGAGGACGAATCGTCAGACAGTTATTCCAGAATAAAACTGCTCGAGGAATGCCTTGCTCAAAGAAATAACATTGAGCTTGAATTGGGGTGCCAGCGCCAGGAGGATTTGGAAAGGTGATATTCACGACCCCGCTATTGTAATTCACAGTGTTCTGTGTCGTCGAATAAGTCCCTCCTGGATTGAGCGCAGTAACACCAAGAGGAAGATTGCCGAATGGAGGATTCCCTGGCTGCATGAGAAGTCCATAAAGTTGATTTCCAGTTCCTGAGAGTAGAAATTGTCCACTATCTGAAATAGTCGTATTACTACCATTTTCATTCGTGTAATTGATATAAACTGCAGGAAAAAAGCTTGTCGAAGGAATAGCAATCTGTCCATCTCGTGGATCTGGAGAAGCAAAAACAGAAAATTCATTGGCAAAAATAGGATCTGCTGTATTTCCAGTCGCTTGAATGCCTACCATATCGATATGACCTGGGATAGCTGGAAAATAGGGTAATGAGAACTGAAAAGTAGTCGTTGTACCATCTCCAGTAGCCACTTGAGAGAGTTCTTGAATATAGTTAGGCCATAGATTCCAATAGCCTTGACGTTGTGTATAAAAAGGAATCTGAATTCCATCGACTGCAGCCGGTCCAAAAAATCCTTGATAAACTGGTAAAGGACTAATCGTATCTTGCAATGGTGGAGATGGATTGGGCGAAGATGTTTGAGAGGAATACAAAGGCATATTGTAATCGCTAATCCCTGGAATCGTCTGAAATTGATATTTCGTCTTTAAATCGAAAAGCTGAATACGTGCATCAACGTCTAGAATCCAAAAGCGATTAATGTAATCGACAATTAGGTTGTCCGTCAGAAGGGCATTGGATGGTGCCTTAACTATTCGGCGTATGTAAGTTATAATATCGGATAACAAATTGATAAAGCACCCAATGATTAAAAAAATCAATATACACTAATTCGTCAGTCGAACAAAGAAGAACCGACAGTACGGCAACTTAATCTCGGCTTCACTTGATCAACCACTACAGCTCCGGTATAACTCCCTATTCCATCAGAACTTGTAATCTGATCTTCACGCATGGTCAATCGATTGTAGAAACATTGACTAATCTGTTTAGCTAAAAGGCGTGGCACATACACAGGTTTATTGACAGGAACTTTCCAAAAATGAGCTGGATCTCCAGGAAATCTTTTGGTCCATGTCGAAATCTCTTCACCGATTATTTCATGATTTTCGAAAACGCATTTGATATATTCCCAAGCTTTTTTATGAGCCTCTCGCTGTTTTTCATCAAAAGGTTCTTTAGAATTGATAGATCTAATCGGTTTTATATAAGGAGCATCTGCATTCTTTACCTCCCGACTCGATAATTTTGTCTGTGGTTCAGTTTCTGGAACTACTCTCATAGAATCCCGATCTGAAACTAATCCTTTGATATTCTCTTCAAAAGCAGAGATCTGAGCTTCAGCTTTATCGAGTTCTCTTTGTCCTGCGCTGTTGACTTTAGGTGTTGCCATAAAAAATCCTTTACCCGGCTTCTACGGGTGAAATGTTAATGAAAGCTCCTGGAACAGTTGTTGTTGGCACTGATCTTCCAGTCGAAGAGATAATTCCCGAACTCGTATCACCAATCGCTACAATTTGAGGAGGAGTAGGTCCATATGCTGGAGTTGGCACGAAAATATTGTAATTTCTGGAATCTATATTCACTGTCACTTGATTCACCCCGGGAATTCCAACCACCAGAGCTGTCTGTCCATTCAGTTGTTGAATCCCATAAGTAGGCGGAATTAAAAAGCGCACCTCTTGACCGAGCACATAATTATTATTCACATTGCCATATGCAGGAACAGTAGTCACCATCGTGACCACACCTCTGGTAATAGCAGAAATGGTGAATACAGAAGGTTGGAAGTTTTGAGGTTCTATCGGTGGATTGCGCTCTGGAGCAACTGGTGCTTGATCTGGAGGAAAAGTCATAGGTCTAAGTGCTTTTAGACCACTATACTGATTAAATATTTTAGTTTATAGAGAAGCGAATAAAAAACCCCCTATTTCTAGGGGGTCACATAAACTGCAAAAGATTAACGTTTCAATTAAACACTATAGTCCAAAAAGATAGCTTCCCAATCAATAATGTCACCAGTAGTTCCACTAATTGCAGAACCAATGATGAATCCTTGACTTGTGTTGTTGCAGAAAGCTCCCGCAACAGCAGGTCCATTGATGGACGGAGTCAAAGTTTGCGAAGTTCCATTGTAGAAACTTGGCGCAACAAAATTGGGTAACAACGATCCAGAATTTGCATCGCCAACAGCATAAACCAATGGGAAAGACAGCCCGATAGCTTGCGCTACGGTGGGGTTCGTATTGAACGCTGTATATCCTGTGGAGTTGATATTGACAGTGAAAGTCAGAGGATTGCTAAAGCCGGTAACAAACCCATAGACCGGAGATCCAGGAGTAATGTTGTTAGGCAGCGGATTTAGCTGTGTTGTTCCCCATATTGCTGGGATACTAAATGCCACTTCTTGACCTACTACAAAGTTAGACGGAGCTGCCGTCGTCACTGTAGTTGTAGAACCAAGAGTCAATGCAGATACTACAGACACACCGGGCGCATACAGTACAGGGTAAAGTATTTGCCTTACATAAGCACCTGCTGGAGAGCCAGAAAGAGCTGTGTAATTGGACTGGTTAGTATTCCAGTTGATTGTGAATGTAGTGGCACTTGTCACAGTTACAGCAAATGGAATAGTCGCAATCTGCGGCATTCCAGTCGTTGGGGACTGATAGAGTCCTTGCAAGATAACAAAGTTACCTGACACAAGACCATGTGGTGTCGCTGTCGTTACTACAGCTGGACTTGCTTTCGTGATACTTGCAATCTGAACCTGTGGTCCATATTGGAGAGCAAGTGCGCCCTGAAACGTGCTAAAGCCACCTGTGGTGACATAAGTCGTTGTAGGAACGCCTGCAGTGAGCGTATTCAAATACGCAGCAGCAGCACCATCGTCTTTATACCACCAAGCTTCCGATACACCGGTTCCCGCTAAAACACGAGTCTGGTTCGAAATCCTGATGAGTTGTGGCACAAATGGTAATACAACAGTTGTAGGGCCACCTGTTAGAGTAGAAACTACTTGACCTGTCGCTAATTTTGAATATTCAGCCATGATTCACCTCTTAGTTGCCAGCACGAGTGCTGAGAAGGTTTCTGATAGCTGTATCCTGTGTGATCGCTTGCGCTTGAGCAAATTTAACTGCCAAAGTCGCGTTTTGAGCGAGCATTCCAGAATAGTACGGATCGCGATAAATCAAGTTCATTGAATACCCGTCCTGGTTGATATGTGTGATCGCTTGTTTCCCGACGACGGTATTGTAATACACATCACGGCCATTAAGGGACGCACCACGAGCAACTGGAGCTTCGGAGCTAACCAAGATACGAATGTTATACACGTTGCCGTATTCAGCGGGCAGTGCAGATGCATTCGTTGGATAGTTCCATTGAGCCAAGAATCCTGAGCCAGTCAACGCATCGAAATCGGGCTGCAGTTCAGTAGAAGACAGCATGAAATAGCTGCTACGTACTGGACCTGTTCCGAATCGATCCATACCCTCAACGCCAGACATAAATTTGTAGGCATTATTGGTATCGAGTGTCGCTGCAACCAATGAGAAGTCAGAAACTCCCAAATTGGTTGGATTGTCACCGTTGCTTCCGCCAGCTGCATTGATCTGCGATGCCGCAGATACAACATAGTCGCGGAGGATCAAGTCTTCAGCTTGGCGCATAGCAACCGCAAGTCTCTCAGAGACCCAAGCGAGAACGCCTTCCTGGTCTTGCAGAATTACTTGTTCGTTGATAATACAGCCAGTTCCGAAAAACGCCATTTGCGCATCAATAATATCACGTTGTGGCACTTGGGCAGGCGGATCGATGCCGCTATTGCCCAACTGGATAGTTGGAGGTGTCAAGGCTCTGGGACGCATGAAACGGCAAGTTGTACCGCCGTTAGCAGGCATAGAGACTTTGTCACACACCAAAATATAATTCATGGTAGGCGTAGGCACATAGAGCATCGCAGGCGCAAGCGACTGCAGAATCATAGGGCCTAAGTTACCGGTAGTAGTAATAGACATAGTCAAACCCATGTTTAGTTACATAGTTTTGACCTTGGCGAGAGGACAATTACGCCCGATGTACCTTATTTGGCCGAATTAGATACATGTTTTGGAAAATGTCTCTAAAATCAACGCTTTCTCCAAATACGTTGAAGAAATGTGATTTTTTCATCACTTTCCGACCTTTGCGAGAGGCAATACGCAATGCACATAACGTAGTGCGAACGTACTTCGAATAGTAAATATCTATTGAATTAAAATAAAGATTACTTGTTCTTTTGCATATCGCATTACAGCCTTAACTTGCTTTTAAGTTCTTGTAACTTAGCATAGGCATTCTTTTGCCCGGACTCGGAAAAATCTCCCGCTGCTGCATAGGGAGCACTGCTGACTCCAGAAGGTTGATAGTAGGGACTTCTCTTATTCTGTTCGATGACCTGCTGAATGGATGGTTTATTTTCTTCTTTTTTATGTAACCCAATTGCTTTGATCGCATGATAAACGAGCTTTTGTCTAGCGAATCCTTCGGGCATCTCCAAAATTGTTTCAGCCAGTTCGGGATCTTTATCGATCAGTTTCTGCATCATTTCAGGTTGCATGATCTCATTAAAATCGTTCTTCTGCTTGAGATAACTGGTCTGACGCTCTTGTTGGACCATAGCTCTAGCTTTTTCTTCAGCTTTCTTCTCAATCCTTTGATCGAGATTAGCCTCGAACTTCTTAAATTTCTTATCCAAAGCGCGGTGATCTACATAGGGTTCATCTGAAGGAGCATCATCATCGTCATGTGATTTAGAAAACTCTTGTCTTTCCCGTTCTAATCGAGAAGCTCTCTCTTCAGCTTGTTGCCTAGCTGCTCTTTCATTGTCGAGTTGCTTTCTAAGTTGCGTGAAATTAAATTCCTTCGCACTTTGTTCTTTGCTGTCTACTGGAACAGCTGAGTTAGGAGTTTCTTGAGATGGTGTTGTCATTAAGCCTCATAGCATTGACGCCTGCCAGCGGGGTTATGGGTTGTATGACACTTTAACTAAATATTTTAATTGGTACAAGATGATAGAAAGATACATACAGATTTCAGAACACGATTACGAACGAATTACGACTTGGTGTCACGACAGTTTAGAGTTGACTAGCGATCAAGGTGACGAATTAAAAACTCTCATTCAAATGATAGCTACCATCCTGGAAATAGATATGACTAAGGAAGAAGATCGATGAAACTAGATCCTTTGGATGCACATGATCGGTTACTACATCTACACAAAGAACAGTCCAATACAATCGCACAAGGAGCTTCGGATTGCCTAAAGACAAATCCCCTCTCTTTGGCGCTCCAAGAGCATTCACCCTATGTCTATATTTTTGGACATCCTCGTACTGAGCCGGATGGATCTACAAAAAGAATGTTATGGCAGCCTAGACTCACAAAACCAGAAGCACAGACCAATTCCTATCTATTTAGAGCAATTTCTAAGACAGATTTGCTAGAAATCATATGGATTCTTCCTCCTAGAGAATTGTGGTCCCAATATGAAGAGGGAAAAGTGTGTGCTTCGGAAGAAGTCAGAACGAGCATCAATAACTTTCTTCATTATCGAGCAGAACTGAATCAACCTCATCCAGAAGATTTATCTGATGATCAAATACTTAAGATTAGACAGACAATTGCTATGACTTTAGGAATGAGATAACACTAAGCGACAGATTTGGGAGGCGTTCCCATCTGTTTACGACTCACAGGACGATAACCGACTGAAGAATCTCTCATGCGACCCATTTTATTCTTAGCGCCTGTGCCATAATAATCACCCATTCCAGTTTTAACCGGAGCAGTATGGGCTTCTACTTTCTTAGCGCGATTACCTGGAATCTTTACATCACTTGGTCGCAGGGGAAACATTTGCTCTCCTGAGGAATAGGTCCTGATGCCATGCTCGAAGCTTTTTCTTTGCCGACGGGTGTACGAAAACCTACACCGTAATCATCACCAGCAGCCATAAAGCGTCCTGTTGTGGCTTCTTCTTTGGTAGGAGCGCGAAAAGGCCATGGCTTTGGAACATCTGCTTCAGGAGCTGTGCGCTTTTCAGCAGAAATCGGATCATTAAATGCTTTCTTCTTAGCCATATTTACCTTATATAAAACGCGTTTGGCTCGGGCTACCTCTCAGATCAACGCGGCAATCTCTGTTTGAGGTGGAAGAGGGGTAGGAAATCTTCCATCTGCCCGATTAGTAACGATCACCATCTTTCATAGGACGCCCTTTGATCTTGCGATCGCCGTGCTCCTGATCTCTCTTAATCATTTCAGTTGTATCGGGATACTTTTCACCGATATGTCCTGAACCTTCTGCAGAATGGTATTCTTTAGTATGGGTTTTACTCTTCATGGCCATGTCGCTTGTATGCGGCATTCCACCCATATCAGTAATTTTACGTCCGGACATATGCACCTCGCGAGTTGTCTAGATTTAAGGCCATTATAGGGAGCAACTATTTTTTTGAAAGCATGAATCGCAATTTTCAGATGTTCTCCTTATCTTTTCTAGCAGATGTATGGCGTGGTTTCCATGCAATCATAAAATCTAAAACAATACCGCGCCTCCATGTCATTGCATGAGACTGTCCATATGCCCAAATCCATATCTCTTGATTATGTACAGGGCATTGTTCGGTGAATGGAATCCACCCCTCATTTCCAGGAGGTAAAAGAGAAAGAGTCATTGTTTCTACCTCTATTCCATTTCCTGAATATTTATCGACTGAAATCTTTTAGACAGCTTTCTGGCTGATAGAGCCCATCATTTTTGCTAGCAGTTCATTAGCTGAAGATTGATTTCTGGCTTGATGTTTTTCTTGAGCTTGTTTTACATCCTCTTGATAATCATAGGATTCCAAGTTCGCTGCCTGTAAAGCGGTTTCGAGTTCACCATATTTCTGGATCGCTTCTAGAAGTTTAGTAAGAGCATCCATTTTTTCTCGCAAGGAGATCGCTTCGTTCTTCCTTAGTTCACTCAGACGTTCTTCAAATAGACCAACGTTAGCATCCGATCTGCTTTGTCTCTCTCTCGCTGTAGAAATAGAGTTTGCAGCTTTTGCATACAATTCTTTTACTTTTGCCTCTTCCAGAATGTGAGCCACGTTTTGAGTGTGCTCAGCTTGGGCAGCTTGCATTTGCTCTTGACGAGCCAAGATTTCAACCAATTCATTTTTCCCCTGAATAACCGCGCGCTTAGCAATTTCAGAAGGTGGGATGATACCGCCAAGCGCTTGGTTAAGATCCATCCACTGTGAAAACTCTTGTTGTTTTTGAGTAGCCGTATTCAGCCCTTCTTCAACAATCACTTGATATTTAGCGAAGATATGCGAATAAAAATGAGGAGTGGGTTCTTCCCCGATGAGGAGGCCTACTTTAGCAGCGTTCCAATTATTCAGAACGATGTTGAGTAACTTATCTCCAAGTAGTTTGAGAGAATAATCCCACTGATCAAAATACTTCTGCAATACCATCAGATTAGCCCCTTGCTTCAGCAAGAGCGTAAGACCAGACATCTGCTTTTGATCATCCCCAGCCCATGATTCTAGATTGACACCAGAAGTGCTGAAGATGAGATTTTGTAACTGATCGGCTAGAGCCATATCAGATTGAGGGACAGCTGAAGGGATGATCTTCTCGACATCCATCATATCGTAACCCTCGTTGACGATCACATCCCAACCTTGACCAGACTTCTTCAGATTGTCTTCATTAGCTACTGCTCCGACCTTTCGTTTCCAGCCGGCATTGATCGTTGCTTCTGAGATATCGTGGTTAATGATGATACGGCGATTCATCAGAAACTGAGGATCGCGCATCGTGCGCACAAGAGATCGAACTCTTAAATCGTAATAATTGATATGTGGTTCGTAATTCCAAAATACTGGCACAAAAGGGCAAGTATCAAAGCCAAGAGGATTGTCACCTTGGAACATAAGCTGATCGTTAAGAACCACGGCGAGCTTCCAACAAGGTAATTCAACTTCTACGACCTCCATATCAGGAATGGCGTATAGAATTTGATCTAGATTAGCGTGTTTCTCTGAGAAATCGAAGAACTGATTTCGTGTCCTAGAGTAAAGTCTCTTTTTCTTCCGCTTCCATTTATACCAGACATAACTCAAGACCATAAGGTCGTTTCTGGCCATATTGTAGTTTTCGGGCAAGAAGTAGAAAGAACCGTATCTCTGAGGGGTTCCTGCCATGGGAGAGATGTTCTCGATCTTGTCTGGGAAGCGATTTTCAGCTTCCTGTTTGCTAATGTATTCCTGGCACCAGACGAATTGGGCATCCGACATATCCGGCGAACGAAAATAAGGGTCAACGAGGAAGGCATTGTATTCCCATATTTTAAGTTTTAAGCAGCCTTGCGCTGGATCTTCGCCTGTATAATCCAGGTAAGGTTGAGCCAATACCATTCCTGATACAGCGGCTAGTTCACATGCTTTCGAGTACTGTTCATTAAGCCCTTCCGAATTGCAGATATGTGTCATCAAACGGGTGTATTGGTCAGTGGTTTGCGGATCAGCACCCTCAGAAGGAATGTAATTGATTGATTTACGATGCTGCCGCTGATAGCCAGTCACCATGTTGATCGGTTGCTGAATCAAGTTGAAATAAAACTGCTGATAACTCGTTGTCGGAGCATAGTTAAAGTACCGATTGATGAAAGTTTGTGAGCCGGCATAGAAAAGCGTGTCTATATTGGACTGATTCCATCGGGCCTGCTCTATGGGCTGAAATTTACTATAGAGGTTATCCAACCACTGGCGCACATTGCCTTGGTTGGGCTCTGTATTATTATTCCAGGGCGGGTAGTAGAAAGTCATTAACTATCAATCACTTAAGTTGTATTCCTCTAAGAAGTTTAACTTTTCTTTTCGCCCGTATTTCATGTATTTAATTCTGTCATGATTACGAGCCGCATCTACCTCAGAGGTATGTCTCCCAATATCTATCAACTTTTTATTTAAGTAAATGTAGGAAATCCAATTTTTTCTCGTCTTATCCCAGCGCACACCATTGTATTTGGAAGCTGTCTCACATGTATAGTGGCGAGTATTTTTTCTATCTATTTCATCTTTCACATTATCCATTTGAGTTCCTGAATAAAGGTGATCAGGATTAACACATTTGCGATTATGGCATTTATGAAGAATAAATAAATTTTCTGGAATTTTTCCATGCTTGATTGCGTAAGAGACGCGATGAGCCGTTCGATTTATCCCATCAATTTTGATAACACCATATCCTGAGCAATTTGCGGGACTTTTCCATATCCAACAGGATTCAGTCTTTTCTACTTTTTCCCAGAAACGTTTTTCTACTTTATGAGTGATCCGGATAGGTTGATCGGTTTTTGGTTTGTTTGGCATATATTCTTGGAAGAGTATACACCAAAGGGGAACAAAATCAAATCCTTCGCATTATCCCGAAATCTTTACAAAGATCAGGTTAAGGATTTATGGTAAAAATTATTTCACTTTACATAAGTAGAATTATCAGACCAAGAATCGGTCCAATTCTGTTCAAATATTTACTACCTATTTTCTTTACAATCACAAGTTGCGGATTGCTGATCATACATTTTCATTTCCCACGCGATTGTTTATCATGCTAACCTAAGGAAAGCCGGAGGTTTTTATGGCTTCTTCATCAAATCCGTTAGGTTCTTCCCAATGTCCAACAACTCATTCCCCAACTGATCTCTTTCCGTCTGCTCGCTCCGCTTTTATGAGAGTGAAGGGAGAGAAAAAATCAGTTTCTGTAGGTACAGGCGGTTCATCTGCCCCTTTACCTGTTCCTTTATTAGCTATTCCACCAAGATCGGCTCCAATTGATGTCCCAGCTCCAAGAAAAGAATCAATATAGGGATAATATATTTCAAACGTGGTCTTGCACAGGATCATCTTTCCAACTCTCTTCTAAAAAAGCTCGGCGTACTTTCATGGTCAGAAATTTAATATCCGAGGTATCCAAAAAAGAATCCAAATTTCTATCGCCCTCTTTTTCGTGAAGTTGTTCCATTTTTTGAAGAAGTTCCCATGCTTGATCATTGGTCAACTTTGGATTGAGTACAGCCGCTTTCATAGCCACAGCTAACGCTTTTAACTCCCTACTCATGCTTCTGTATACTCTGGGATATCTGGTAATGGCATCCAATGCGTGACGAACATCCTATATGGTATAGTAGGGATATAGAAACCAGGAGCAAAGGGCAGATCTTCATACGTGCCCACGAAGGGAAGTCTAGTATTCTGACCTGCATCACAGAGTAGAACATTTTGCTCATCCTCAGGAAGTCGATCCTCAATACTGATCCATTCTCCCTCGATAATTTCCGGCAACGGCATCCAATGAGTTATTTTTATCGAACTGAAATGTTCTTCTCGGCAATTTCTGATCTCCCATTGATACCCTGAATTTTCCTTAATCTCCTCTTCAGTATCATTTGGATAATATGTAGCCAAAAAATCGCGGCGTTTGCCCTCGATTTTGATCTTAACTAAGATGTCTCGTTCAGGAAGTCTATCCTTAACACTTATCCATTCATTCATATCATATACCTCCCTGGTGGTGGGCCCGATGAATCCATTCTTTTAGGAACTTTATGCGTAAAAACGGCATAACGCAAAGCATCGCAAGCGTGATCGTCTTTTTTAAGCGGAGCGTCCTCTCCTTTCTCTGCCCTTTTCTCATCCCACACATAAGCTTCGATTTCGCGAATGAGGTTACGGCAATTATCCTTAATACTCAAAACACCTTCAGACATCAGACTCGCTACAGTCTGAATACCATCTAAAACTTCATTATTGGCATCGATAACATGAAAGCCGGCTCTCTGCATCTCCAATTTAAATGCAGCAGCACTCGGATCTATATAGATACCTCTAGGAGCATACTCACCTAAGAATGTCTGCATATCTCTCACATAATCGGCATTTGTCTTTTGTCTATTGGTCTCTTTCACATTCCAGTAATATTCTTTTTCGACACGCATCTTCTTCCCAGTTTGAGTCGAACGCCCAGTGGATACAGCAATAAGAACACAAGCGAATACAAGACTAGTACCATAATCAATACCAGCAATGTAATACTCATTCCCACTAAGCGGATAAGGAGAAACATGTATCTTCCGGTCAAAGAAATCGTAGACCGCTCCTTCGGCCATGCACCATAAGCCAAGATAATTTCTCTTATAGAAAAGACCAGTAAGATTATCCCTCAGATTGTCTTTATACGCAGCTGGAAGAAATATATTATCGTCGATGACAAAATGTAGCGAATAATAGAGAGGATTGCTTTCAGCCGACTTGTCAATCCATTGCTTAATCTTATGATCTGGTTGTTTGGGGTTCATAGAGGCAAAGATTTTAGAATGGTCTCTGGAAAGCCGTGTGTCGATCATATCGATCACGTTGATCGGATATAAGGTCATCTCATCGCAATAACAGAGATCAATTGTCAGACCTTGAATAATGCCCAACGCTCCTTCATCTCCCGCTCCAAGACATTTGATTTTCTTACTTCCAAACAAGAGTGTCGAATCAGCTTTGGACCAGGTGCATAAAGGAGCGAATAGGTTTTTTAATTCTTCAGAATCGAAAAGCAGGGAAACAACGTTCCTATAAATAGTGCTAAGGGAATATCCAATGATAAAGATGGAATTTCCCGGACAAATGATAGCTTCTTGCATGAAGCGATATAAAGTAGCGACTGTTTTCCCAGAACGCACTGCTCCATGAGCTAGATTGTATTTTTTCTTTGCATTGAGTATGAATTCCCTCTGTTTAGGAGAGAAAGGAACTTTTTCCATGAATGAGGATCTTATCAAGGAACTAGAAATGTTTGTAGCAGAATTAGAGGGAAAATCGCAGGAATTTATGCTTCAGGGATTGACTCATTATGATTTATTACGCCTTCTATATCTTCAACTGGGGCTGGCGAAATCCCAGTTACCAAGAAAGCATTTGTCCGAGCCATCTCAACAAGAGCCTTATTAATCGCTTCCTGGCTCGTGTTCTTCTCTTGCTCAATATAGCCTCTCCTTTTGCCAATCGTTTTCAAGGAATAGATCGTAGCTCCTAAATCTTTGTCGAGAACGAGTTGACGCAACGAATTCTCTGCGTCATCGATATGCAACTCCCGAGCAGCTTCAATTACTTGTTGAAGATCAGGATCATCTTTCACTCTCAAAGAAATAGTAGCATGAGAACAGCCTAACATTCGGGCAGCATGACTCATTAAACCGCCAGAAGCAATTAATGCTTTTTTAATCTCAGCTGTAGGAAATAAATCAAAAGCAGGCATGGCTTTCCTTGTTAGAAAGTTAAAAATAGGGGTAAAATGACTATGATTTCAAGTATTATTTTGAAATCACCAAACGAATTTAATCTTGACAAGACATTCATCCACTGAACCAGCAAAGTTAGTCATCGTCTCTTTCACCATTTGTCCCAGAATGGGATCATCGCGACTTAATTTCGGAGCTTCCTCTTCTTTTTCTAGACCAAATCTTTGAGTGTACGTTTGCTCTTCATTAGATACTTTGATGCAGATCTCGATCATTTCTTCTTTTTCATGGTAGCTTTACACTTGGCAATCATAGGATCGCGAACCTTCTCGTCATAATCAGCAAGTTTGTCATTTTTCTTTGCTGCCTTCTCTATCACGCGCTCTCCTTTTCGAAGTTCGCGTGATACTTTTCGCATCTTCTTATCCATTATTTTCCCTTATGCATTTTTTTAAGGGTTTCAGCAAGACGAGCTCTTTTTGCTGTCGTGGGATTTTTAGAATGTTCCGCTTTTTTCAACTTGCTCGCTGGGATTTTTTCGCCTTCTTTTACATGAAGAGTTTTTCGTAAGGCTCCAGGATGTTTTATGGCTCCGGAAATCCATTTCTTTTTCTCAGCCATTATTTACTCGCATGATGATGTTCTTTATGATGAGCTTTGCTTTTCTTATGAGCTTCTTTCATATGATGCATAGCATGCTTCATATGCTCATGATGATCCATACCTTCATGCTTTTTCGATTCTTCTTTCATGTGTGCTTTTTTTTTGTGGGCCATAACTCCTCATGGGTTGAAAAAAGTAGTAAAACATTTTTTAACCTCAACCACAAGTCTTTTTCAATTCAAATATATCTTTTTGCTCTTGCTCTTTTTCCTTCCTGAGTTCTTTTACCTCTTGCACCAATTCATAAGATTGTTTGAGAACCCATAATCTTTTCTCTAGGCGAGCAATCCATTTCTCTGTCCCCCCTAGTTGTCTTTCTATGCTGTCTTCAAAAAGATCCAGTTGCATATAAATTTCCCTCAATTTTTTAAAAATATTGCATTTAGAAGGCTGAAAATTATAAGACAATTACCATTGAATGAAAACTAAAGAATTTGTTTCACCATGGGCAGAAAAAAAGGAATATGTCCTGTAGGCAAAAGGAGAATAGAGATAGAAGAACGTGGATTATCTGAGTATCCTTTATGAGCAATCAGCTGACAGACTTGATTGTCGTCTGCAATGATAATTCCTTTGAGAGCATCTTCTAAAAATTTCACACAATTGCTTAAATCCGGACGCTTAACATGTTGGAGATTGCCAGAAATCATCTTCTCGCGCATTTTCTTTGATGTTCCTGTAGGAATTGGAAACCAAAAGAAGTAAGACGTGCTCACGGGGACATTAATGATGTCCCCTTTGTACGTACTACGAATATAGGATTGAGCTCTTTTTTTCTCTTCTCTCCTGGGATTATATGCTCTCTTTCCTAAGCCTTGATGAGCAGCCCACGGAACAGGATCTCCAGGAATTTCTAATAGAATCATGGATTTGGAAGAGTTGGAATATCTTCTAAATTGAGCTTATTTTTACTAGCACGCACTACTTTTCTCGCTATATCGATCCTAACCGGAATTCCGTTTACTAATTTAGCAACTGTAGCCATCGCAATGATTGTTCTACGGCTAAATTCATAAGCAGTTTCTGATCTCTCATCGAGATATTCTTTAAATTTCGTTTTAGAGAGTCCAGGATCGTTGATTTCAGGGATTTCCTTGCTTCCCTTACTGAGTTCTTTGACAGCCATCATAGATTTTCTTTTAAATTCACGATAGGCCGCTTCTTCGCCATCGAAATATTCTTTAACTCCAGCTTCTTCATCAAATTGGGACTTCAAAATTTACCTGTAATTGCGGGTTAAATTAACCGAAAGATATAGTAATCCACAAAAAATAAAGGTGTCAACTGAAAATGGAAGAAATTAGGGAAGGATATCATCGCGTTACGGACATTGTGAGCATCTATCAAAGCTTCGCGCATATTCCCAAAGCAATCTTGAAAAGGGCTTGCGAGATAGGAAATGATGTCCATGAAGCGATCGAAGCTCATTTAAATGGGAAATGGCTCCCTTTAGCGGAGAATAAAGAAGGCTATTTTCATTCCTTTCTGGAATGGAATCGAACTGTTTCTTTCACTCCCTTCTGGATAGAGAATCGTCTGTATGATGACGTTCTAAAGGTTACGGGCAAGCCAGATCTGATTTGTAAAATGGGCGATGAAGCTGTTCTTGTAGATTTCAAAACTGGATCCATCCCTAAACCAGAAATATGGCATTTACAGGGAACTTTCTATCGATACCTTCTCAAAATGAATAAATTTGATCTCATCCCCAACAAGTTTATCTTTGTCAATCTTCAGAAAGATGGATCTTTTCCAGTCCTCTATGAAATGGAATACCAGCAAAAAGCATGGGAAGTATGCGATGCAGCCCTTAAGGCGTATGAGTACTTCAGAACTTACATTTGCATTAAAATCACTCCCAAATTAACATAAAATGAGAACAAAAAACGGAGAGCACATGGAGCGAGAATTTTTTCGAGGAGATATTCCTAATCTCGCGCCGAGAATCCGTGAATTACCGATGTCCTGGTTTGAACCTCCAGTTGAGGAAGAGGAATTACCAGAACTAGATTTTGATCCAAATTTTGAGGGGGAAATAGAGTATGACAAGAACTTCTGAGCAGTTGAACGAATTATTTACTGCATTATCAAAAGCTCAAGGACAAATTAGAAGCGCTATCAAAGACAGTCAAAACTCTTTCTTTAAGAGTTCTGGAGGATATGCTTCTTTAGATTCTTGCTGGGAAGCGTGTAGAGGACCGTTATTCGCCAATAATCTCACGATCGTCCAGACAATGGAAGAAAACGAAGGGAAGATCTTTTTGTGCACCATTTTAGGCCATTCTAGCGGTCAATTTATAGAATCTAGAGTTCCCTTGCTTTTGGCTAAACAAGACCCTCAGGCCATTGGCAGTGCTTTGACATACATGCGTCGTTATTGCCTCTGTGCGATCGTTGGAGTAACTCCAGGAGATGATGATGATGGAGAGAAAGCGATGGTTCAATATCGAAAGCCAGAAAAAATGGAACCAGAAGAGATTTCTTCTTCGTCGCTCAGATCAATGCTGGGAAAAGCAATTCCAAATCATGATCTAACAGGAGTGGAAAAATATCTTGACGAAGTATGCAAGAAAAATCCTACGAAACAGTTGAGTCCGAGCGAAATCATCAAGACTTTAGTAAAAAGTCCAGAAAGAATGGAAAGATTTCTAAAGGAATTTGAAGACTGGAAGGTCAGTTCACCTTAAGTGAAGGATTGGGAGCACTGAGAAGTAAATGTACTACTGCTTCGTGCTTCTTTAACATCACCGTAAGAAAAGTAACACATCTTAATAAAATATTGATCTTTTCTTCTTTAGAAAATTGCTCAAAATTCTCAACTTTTTTTGAAACATAATCTCCAATATCTCTCATGGATCCTAAACAGCTGAGAGCATCTTTGGCCGAGACATTATCAAAAATCCAATTGGTCACTTCTTGGATATTGCAGGAAGCTCTTTCCGTATTCTCATCGATTTGGTCGATCTGTTTGAAAAACTCCTCAATTCCCATTTGAGTCCTTAATTTGGACCAAAGGTTCTAATAGAATCCTGACTTTCTTGTCGAATTCTTCTCTCTTTTCTTTTCCAAAAGAAAAATAGGGATAAAAATCTTTTCCCTCTGAAGTTTCTTTGGAAAAAGTAGGAAAGGCAACGAACCATCCTCCCTTCTTTTTCATGATTACCTTGAATTCAGAGAGAGTCAAATCATGTTGGCCGATGTACACATCAAAGAGAGCAATCACAGCTTCCGGTGAATTCTTGTAGGGAGGTCGGTAGTTGATGACTTTCATAAAACCTCTTTAAATGCCCTGTAATCGATTTTTTAGTTGAATGGCTACGAACATACTAATCGACCATCGATCGTTGATTGTAGAGCATTTTAGATGCCTTCCTGAACATTCTCTTATCGTTTATCAGTTTCATTTTTCTGGGATCCGTTAAGTGGAGCTGTTTTCTCATCCCATTGCTCATCTGAGTATAGGATTGATTTGCAAAAACTTCCATAAGTGAGTTCTAACCCTTCTTCCGTGACAAATACGTTCCACTGATTCAATTTTTTCCCATCCCATTTCTTCGCTTGTTGTTTCCTTTTTTCTAATTCTTTTCCCTTTCCTTCAGAATCTCTAATGGATTGCATCACTGCAATCAACCAATCTCTTATATTTTTCACATGCCCTTGAGGAGTGACTTCAAATCTCTTCCAGGCTTCATCGAATTCTTTTTCTTTCCATCCAAGAGAAATCATCTTCTTCTTCATTTGGACCAAATCTTGGGGTTCATCTGATTTTTTTGGAACCTGAGGAGGAGGATCTTCTTTATTTATTATCTCTTTTCTTACTATACCCTCATGGGTAAGGGTTCGAGCCCTCGTGGGCGAGGGTTCGTAAACATTATTTGAATTTACCCGTGCATGAGTGATAAAAATCTTTCGATCCCAACGTAATCCGTTCTTTTTGGTTTCACGCTTTATGTACCCTATTTCTTCCAACTTCAGCAGCCAGCGTTCGATCGTTTGATGACTGATTTTCATTCTTTCCGCCAAATATTTATCACTGGCAAAACAATATCCTGTGTTGTTCGCAAGTCCAGATAGCAATGCATAAAACATTATTTCTGAATATTCTAAACGATCATCCTCAAAAACTTGAGATGGAATGACGTAGAAAGCGCCTAAGTGGTGCGATTCTTTAGTTGACATAGAGTTCTCCTTTTTGTTGAGAACCCCGTTACGACCCTGAGATTTGTCAATAAATTTCTTGTGATTGCTTTAATTGCAACTTCAAGTAAAATTGGCGTATAACATCGTTCGCCTTTTTTATTTGTCTCGGGGTCGTATCCGGGGCTTATTCTTGCCTCGGGGTCTTATTCCGGGGCTTTTTTTTTGATCAAAGTAATCGTTCACTGAAAATTTGTCTAAGATAAAGTAAAATTTCTCTATGAAAAGCTCTTTTATATTGCAATAAATCACTCGTCAAATAGAATGAAAAACAGCAAGTGCACTGATCACGCAGTTGACCTCTAAATGTTTTACTAGCCCTTGGATGTTCCAGGGGCTTTTTCCTGGTTGGGTCTCTATTTTTAGAGATCTTTCGAAAGGCGAAACAGAATTACACAGAAAACAACTGTTGCTATAACAGTCATCGTTGCTTGGGTCATCTCTCTCACTTTTTCTTAGGAGTTTTAAGTCCTTTTTTTCTAGCCTCTGAAAGACTTATAGCAATCGCTTGTTTCGGGTTCGTAACGGTTGGACCGGTGCCTTTAGTCCGTGAATGCATATGACCTTCTTTAAAAGTATGCATGCGTTTTTCGATAAATTTTTTAGCTTTCTTAGATTCTTTCGCCATATCTCTCTCAACTTATGAATTCTGTAATAACAATGACTCCAGAGACGCCATTTCCCCCAGAGGCATTCGCGGCATTTGCAGCTACTCCACCACCAGCTCCTCCTCCTCC